AACAAATAAATTAGATCAATTACTCAGCACTAATTATTTATTAAAAGACATTTATACTAATATAGAAGAAAACATAGCCACTTACAAAGACCAAATAATTAAATATAATGCAACAACTTTAGAAAAACTTATAGAAAGTAGAAATAGCGACGACACTAAAATAGCAAACGGAGAGAAATACAAGCTTTATTATTTGTTATATATATTAAATTTAATAAGCCATTTAAAGGAAAAAAAACTTAAAAACTCTATAAAAGAAGAGCTTAAAGACTTCAATAACAAGTCGAATTATTGTGATGACGCCTCTTTAAATGATTTCAATTTACATAATGCAACACTAAATAGTATGTGCGCTAAAAAATGCATAACAAATTTAGATTTGTTTGTTGTTAGAAAAAGCTCAAACACTAAAAGAAAAATACTTCCACAAAAACGCAGTTAAAAATTTATTTTATATTACTATATTAAATAATACTATAAAATAATATGAATACTACATTTAAGAAATTAAGTCGCAAATTTAAAAAAAATACGCGCAAATTTCGCAAACTCAAATGCTCTCCATATCAAAGTAAATATGTCGACACTGAATTGAAAGACTATACTTGCTATACGCGTAATAATTTGCAATTATTTAAAAATGTGTGGAATGCTAATAATAGCGACAAAATTTTGACTAATAATAGTAAAGAAATATGGAATTTTTTCAAGCAAAAATTAGATAAGCAATGCTATGACGAATTATGTTGGTTAGAAAAAACGCCATTAAGTAAAGTTAATAATAGAGAATTATTAATAAAAGAGATCTTTAAGCCGTTTTCTCCCGAAACTTGGTCGTCAAAGCCCAATACGTGGCTCTCTAGTGTTGATATAACTAAAATAATGAAACAATATGAAAAATCCCATAAACATTTTAAGTTTATAGGGCCCACACCAATAGATTTTGATGCAAAAGAAATGTTTTCTACTTGCGTGTGGGAGCAATTATGTAATTTTAATTTAGAAAATCATATTAAAAATAAGATTAGCAAAATTGGAGTAATATTTAATACTGATCCACATAATAAACCTGGAAAACATTGGATATCTTTATTTATTGATTTAACTAAAAAATTCATTTTTTACTTTGATAGTAATGGTTCAAAAATGCCAAAACAAGTAAAAGTATTAATAAACAGAATAGTGGATCAAGCGCATAATTTAAATATACAATTAACTGTAGATGATAATGAAGGTTTTACTCATCAATATGGCGATGGGCAATGTGGTATGTATGCGCTATATTTTATAATAGAATTATTGCAAGAAAATAAAACTTATAGCTATTTTAAAAATACACGCATAAAAGACAGCACAATGAAAAAATATAGAAAAAAATATTATAATGAGGCGAACATAAAAATGAATTCGTTATTTAATGATTAATATTAATATTTATTTTATGATAAACCCAATAAAAAATTGAATTAAAGATTATGATTATTATTATTAGACTTATAACATTAATAATAATCTATTATGACAACCACAACCAAAAAGGTGCTTACTGAAGATTTGGGCAAAATGTTCGAAATGGCAATTTGTTTGAATTACGATTCGCCTTATGATGGAACTTACAAATATAGTTTGGCTGAAGCACAATCTCTCAAAAACAGACTTAGTAATCTTAAAAATGTGTTTCCTTATGCTATTAGGCATTGTGCAAGTCGTGGGAGCAAATATGATTTTGAATGTGTAGATGACCCTAGCATCCATTTAAGCGCTAAAACGAGCAAAAATAAGACCGGCAAAGTGTGTCCGCAAGTATTAGGACAACCCTCACGCAAAAAGTTTTGCGAGTTTTTCGCACTAGACCAAAGCATAGGCTTAGACCAAATCAAGAGCTTTATTAGCAATAACATTGCTAATTTATTGCAAGTCTATAGTGCGCATACGTTTGATTGTCCTATATTATATTATAATAAACATAGTGATTTGCTAGCCTTTATTGAATTAAAAGAAGAGATAAATTGGTTACCTTATACACATAGCATTAACTTTAGTCACAATATTAAAAAAAAGCTATGGAATGAGAGTTCGTCTATTAGCATAAATGGAGTAACAATTGGCGAATTTCAAGTGCATAAAAATCGCGACTGCATTAAATTTCGCTGGGCATTTGAAAATTTGCTAGCATTGTTTGGGCATCATTTTACAATTGTTGCTTTATAGGCGCTAAACTAAGTATAATTTATGCACTAGTCTTTATATAGTTTTTTTATTTTTATTGTAAAAGCGTCACTATTTTGTCATAATATGTTTTATCGATTTCACAGCCTTTAAAATTGCGATTAGTGTTTTTACAAGCTAGCGCAGTTGTTCCAGACCCTAAAAATGTATCTAATATTGTGTCGCCTTCATTCGAATGTTTTTTAATGAGTTCTTCAAATAGCGCTAAACTCTTTTGCGTAGGATGAAACCTATTTTTACCGCCTTGTAACGGATAACTATAAATGCCGTTGTCATAACTGCTATTAAATGTTGGATTGCTGTCTTTAACGCCTAATAGCGCAATCTCTCTAGTATTAGTTAAATAATTGACTTTACTATTTCTTGGTTGAGGATTAGTCTTAATCCACTCAATAAACCTAAGCTGCTTAAAATTGTATTTTTCTAATAAGTCTTTTAGGTTTGTAATTTTCCATAAGTCAAAGAACATTATTAATGTGCCGCCTTTTTTTAGTTTGCTATAATAAAGCTCAATAAACTTTTCCAAAGTAGCTAATGTAAAATCACTGTCCCAAGACCCATAGTCAGTTTTAACGCAATATTTTTTTCCATATATTGACCCATATTTAATATAATTGCTTTTATGTGTGTCGTCTTTAATAGCATTTTGCAGTTTATAATTTGTCCATTCTTCTTCTGACTTTACCTCATTAATGTCATTAGCTTCATTATATTTAACATTATTATAATGCTTATCTAGACCAGTCGACTTAGATATAATATAAGGCGGGTCTGTTAATATTAAATCAATAGAGTTAGGGTCTAACGTTTTTAAATATTCTAGACCGCACATATTTTCAACGCTAATAGAAGGATTAGGATTAGCAATACTTTTATTATCAATATTTTTTTCAATACTAGCTTTATGTTCAAGTAATTTAATTAGTGCGTCTTTGCTTTTTGATTTATAATTTGTAATTCCTTGTTGCTCACATTGTAACATAAGCTCAGCTTTAGTTAATTTTGCTAACTCCATAACTTGGCTATAATGCATTATTTAATAGTTGTATATTAATTATTCAATTTTTAAATAATTAATAATTAATATGTTTTATATATTAAAACTATATAAAAACAAAATGAAAAATTACTAAATGCAAAAAATTGCAAATAATATGTCATATTATTAAGACAAATTTGTATGTGTATGCGTAATGTTCCATAATTTTTCTAAGCTCCATATAGGAGTGCGTTTATTTAGAGCCCATAATGAAATGCGATTTACATAATGGCGACAATCGTTAATACCTAATATATATTTTTTATGTAGAGTTTTTTCAAATTGTTCTACTTCTTCCAACGTTTTACTGGTTTCACCCCAATATATGGTTTTATTTGGAACATTTTCGGGAATATAAAATCTATATAGCTTATCAACAAACGTCAGCTGTTTATTTGAAACAGCTACACTTATAGCATTATCATTATTTGCATTATCATTATTACTTAGTGTTTTAAAGTCGCACTTATTTGGTTCGCAAAAAGGGCGATAATCGTATCTTAATAAACTATTATTATTTTTAAAACTTATTCCAATATGATATAAATTGAAGTCATCATTAAATCGTTCCAAATGTAAATGGACTTGTGTTTTAGGAGTATTTAGTGGCATAGAAAAAAACGAAGCTTTCTGAATTTCTAAAAATAGAAGTGCTAATTTAAGCATTATAATGTTTTATATAAAATAAAACATTATATTTTTATATAAATTATAAATTAAAGTGTTTAATTTGTAGTATATTAAAAATAAATGGCAGCAAGATTAAATAGCAATGCAAGATTAAATAGCAATGCAAGTTTTATAACAAGTAAAGAAAATAAAGAGGTTTTATGGAATGTATTATATAACAATAAAGTATTTAACAATATACCTGAAACAGATTTTAATAATATTCAAATGTTATTCGAAAAAACAATACTAAAAAGTTTAGATGAAAACAGAGAGCTTTCCACTAATACTATTAGCGACCCTAAAAATATTATTGCTATAAATAAAATTATATTGCAAAATATGGTAACAACTATAGCTAATTATAAAAAATCATTATTAACTCCTATTGAAATCAAAGAAACGTTAAAAGCCGAAAAACTAGAAGAATTTGATAAAGAGCTTAGTGCTAAAAAAGTGAGTTTTAATGAGCTTATAACATTAAAAAAACCAGAAGTAATAGATTTTAGCGATGTTAAAGAAGATGAACCCTTGACAAGTAATAATATGAATGAACTATTAGAAAAAATACAGAAAGAGCGATCTATTACTTTTCCTCCTCCTCCTCCTATTGAAGTAGTCGATTTAAACGTGGGCTTGCTTGTGGAAAAAGAAAAAGAACTAGAAGAAATCTCTCAATTTAATGCCAACAATTCTTTAAAAAACCTAAATATAGACTATGAACTGCATAGTAAAATAGATAAGCTATCTAGTCAATTAGCACAACTATTAGCTAACCAAATGCTAATAATGGAGAAATTGAATACTATTTAAAGAAAGAATGATTAATGTATTAACAATGGAACAAGTTATTATTTAATCCTTATAAGTAGTCAACCTGCCCTTATCGGTCTAGCATCCACAATTCAAACTACCATTCATAATTATCCTTCCCATTCATAATTATCCTTCCCATTCAACTCCTTATCTCGATTATTTTCTGATACTTTTAGTATTTTATTTTGTTTGTCATGTATGAAATCATTACGTGATTTGTGAATATATCGATTGAAACGGGGGTCACTGTGTAAATGGCGTAGTATATCTTGAGAAAATACATCAGTTTCGTATTTGTTGTTGCCTCTTAATATTGCATCGTCGGGAGTAGCACTGTCTTGTGTTGTTGTTGTTGAAACAACATTGTCAGCATTGCCTTGTGTTATTGGTGTTGAACCATCGGCGTCAGCATTGCCTTGTATTATTGGTGTTGAAACAACGCTGTCAGCATTGCCTTGTGTTGTTGGCGTTAGAACATCGGTGGGGGCGATTCCGACTTTTCTTCGTGTTAAAAAAGATGGTGCAAAAGAAGAAAAAGATGGAAACTTTAATCCTCCTTCAAGTGATTTTCTACTCCGCCTATTAATGCTAGATTTTCTTGCCTTAATATATTTTCTTCTTGTATTTCTTCGTATATTTCTTCTTGTATTTCTTCTTTTATATTGTCTAGAACGTTTTTTTCTAAATGTTGCCATATATAAATACAAAATATTTAAAAAAAAGCTTTCGTTTTAAATATTTTATAAAAACCATTTAAAAAATAGGTGCTAAACTATTAGGGGCGCTTTTTCCATAAGTCGCCCAATATTTGAATATAAAAAATTGATTTAATTATTTTTATTGTTAGAATTAAACACTAACATTAACAATAACATTAAATAATGTACAGAAGCCCTTTTCTAGATATGTTTCAAGATTTGTTAATTATTGGACTAATTTGGACTTTATTAATGTTTAGTTATATTATAGCATATGGGCGCTTATGTTGAATATTCCATTTAATTAAACCTTCTCCAACCTATAGGCGCCGTTTTCTTGCGTGACTAACTTACCTACAAGCAATAATTCATTTTTCAAGAAACTGTCATAATCATAGAGCTCTTGTGTTTCTTTATTATACGCATATTTAATTTTATTTAATACCAATTCATTTAGTTTTAATACTTGTTTTTTCTTGTTTAGTTTCATACCTTCGTCTTTATCTTGAGCCTCTATGTTTGGAGTATATATGTATTTGCTTTCACTTGGATTACCTATTACAAAACATTTGACATCTTTCTCAGTGCTTGACGCACGCGTATGAATACTGCAATCTATTGCCGACTCCTTAACACTTTGCAACAACGAAGCATTAATTTCCTCTTTTATGCTCGAAATTTCATATAAATATTCGTCGCTTGTAATGACTTGCTTCTTATTTTTTTTCGATATATCTTTTAGCCTCAACTCAATAGATAAGTCACTAGACAATTGTTGCTCGCTAAAAACCATTAAATATAAAAACACATTTACAGTTTGCAGCTCTTTAGGCAAGTCGCTATGACTACAAATGCGCCGTGCACGTCCAATAACCTGATGAATACGCACAGGATGCCAATATGGCTCAGTAATATGAACATAACGCACATTTTTCAAACTAATACCTTCCGCACCCGACGACGTAATCATTAGCACCTTAATTATTTGTCCCAAGAAATTATTTTCTGATAGCGTTTGCAGCGTTTTTACTAGCGACGACGGAACAAGCTTCCAATTGCTATTTAATACATTTTTAATAATTTCACGCTCTTCAGGAGTTTCTGACCCGGTATAAGAAGCAAACATAGGCTTATTCATATCTTCGCTGGCTACATTTAAAATATATTCGCCGGTCTCATTTTTCTTGATCTTAAACTCAGCAAAGTTATTTTCCTTTAAAACCAACTTTAAAATACCTATGCCTTCTAATGTTTTGAATTGCGAATATAATAAATGAATGCCTTTGTGGTCGCTATCAATAATATTTTCTAAAATATGCAAAAATTTGGGGCTATAAAGTTGCAATCCCTCTTTAGATAAATATTTGGGCGCATTTTTCTCCAGCTCTTTTAGTGCTTCAGCAATACGTTTGCTATAACTTGTGTCGCCTAATTTTTGAGCAGTTGCGTCGTGCTCTAAATCCTTAATATCATCGGCATCATATTTGCCATCAATATTGTTTAATTTTTCAGCAACACTTAAATCATCAATAACATCTTCAGAGAGATTTTTAGCAATAGCTTCATCATCATTTAGCTCAGACATATTTTCTAATGTTGTTTCTAGTGTTTCATCATTATTTGGCATAGGCCGTTTTATAGCTGGCTTCGGAAATACAAAATTACAAAATGCGCGAGAGAAAATGCGATATGTTGATACACTATCGCTATAAAGGTCGTCGCCTTGTGCTCCTGTTTTCGTTTTCTTAGACTTCTTCTTTTTATTTGCTTCCTCTAATTTGCGCTCTTGGACACGAGCTTCTTCATATATTCCAAACTGAAAGTCACTCATAGGAATTTTAATTATTTTAAAGTCGTCGCTATTTGAATGCGAGTATTTAGGCATCAACTGCTCTTGAGCACTTCTAAAATAAGACGTTAATCCAATTATACGCATTTTAAACATAGACGGATTATTTATTGAATTGTTTGGGCTAATAAATAAGGACTTAAAGTCGTCGAAATTATCAGGAAGAGCTTTATATCCATTTATATTTATTTTGTTGCCAGCAATTTTGAGAGATTGAGCCTCTAATGCGGTCTTTATTTTTTGCATAAATTGGTCGCTTGACAATACATCGCTTGAATATGTTAACTTATTTTTATTTGTGTCCGATCTAACGTAACCAAAAGGGTTTTGTGTAATAGTAACTTCATAGCTAACTGCGTTATATTCTATAAGGTCTACATAATTTAATATATTTGCGGATTTAAAGATGCTTTCTAATTTTTCTTTTGTCATCGTTTTCTTATCTAATATTAGCTTGCAAGTATAGCTCCTAATTGTGCCGCGTAAAATGTTGAATAATATTGCTATTTCATTTGGATAGTTGATTATTGGTGTGCCGGTCAGCAATATGATTTTACAATTTTCTGCGTCCATCAAATAGTTATACAATTTCATTGATAGTGAGGTTTTGCGGTTTAATTTATTCACTATTCGGCTAATAAAATTGTGGGCTTCGTCAATAATGATTACTTTATTAGAAAAAGGGTTTATTGTTCCGCCGTAAGTCATACCATTTAAGTGAGAGCTTCGTAGACCGTTATAGCTTATAAATTGGTATTTGTAATTTATCATTTTGTCTAATTGCGAATTTATTTTCTTTTGGTCCTCAAAATCCAGACTGTCATAATTCGGCTCTTTTTTCACATTAATAAACCAGGCTCCACCGTTACTAGCTATATATTCTTGAGGTAGCTTTAGCAATGAGCTTAAATATTCTAAGTATTGCGGGTTTGCTTTGGTATCTATAAACTCCCAAAATTGATTTTTCTTATACATAAAGTCACCGCATTTTTTCAATTCTTCAACATAATTGTCCCTTAGCGACGCTGGTGTCATTATTAGGACTTTTTTATCATTTTTAATCCCTTCTGCAATAGCAATAGAAGAGCACGTTTTACCTGATCCAAGCCCGTGATATAGCAAGAGCCCTCTATATGGCGTATAAATATTTATATAATCTCGCACAATCTTTTGATGAATTAAGAGAGAAAAATTAGAGCTGTCATTAGTAGCGCAACTTATTGATGCTTTACCTGACAACATATCTTGCTCTTCCTTTAATAATTGTTGCTTATAAGGTTCAAAGAGAGAATTAATAAAACTAATAAAAATCTCTCGATTATACAAATAATAATTAGATGCTTTTATTAACACATTGGGTTCTAATTTAGGAATTCGATTTATATAAAGTGTTTTGCCTAGGCGAAGGTCTTTTGGAATAATTAAAGTTTCGTCAATCGTTTCGGCTTGCGTTTTTTTTGTTTTTTGTGTGGTTGTTTCTTCAGTTTTTTCTTTTTCTTTTTCTTTTTCTAGAGTTAGTGATCCTGGTTTAGGTGTTAATCTCTGTTGTGATGGTAAATTTGTTTTGGATTGTTTTAAGGCTGTGTTAGATGCTTCTTTAATAATAATTTGCTGTGCTGTTTTAACAATTTGGGTTAATGTATTTTCGGGATCATAAATTTTTGGCTTGGACTTAGACTTAGACTCTAGTTTTTTGCTTTCTATTTCTTGGTTAGATGTTTGCAAAAGCTCTTCTTTTATTGTAGCGCTGGTTTTTTTACTTTTTTTGTAATCTTTTTGAACAACTCCTAAATTTTCTTGAAGATCACTAAAAAATTCCTCTCTATTTATTAAGTGTTCGCTTGTTTTATCAATAATATTTGGCGCAACACCTTCGCTAGGTATTTGTAGCGCTACTTGGAATTGTTGGGGTTTTTTTGGTATGGGTTTTATTTTTAATTGTTCCAAAGTCTCATTTATCATTATTATATATAATTAAATAATATATAATAATAAGTATTTTTAATATTTTACTTAATGATTAATGTTTAATGTTTTAAAAACATTAAAGTTATAGTTATAATTATAATTAGCATATTTATTCAATAATCAAGGACATTAGTCGCTGTGCAATGAGTTCAACAACAGGCACCGATACAGCATTACCTGCAAGTTTGTATAAATTTGTATCTGATAGTGGCGGTAATTTGTAGGAGCGTGGAAAACCTTGAAAATTGAAGCATTCGCGAGGTGTTAATTTTCTTATGCCTTTATTATCTAATATTAATGGAACATTATGCCCACCTGTGCCCATATTTGCAGTTAATGTAGGGCACTCATTGCTCTTATTTTCACGAACATATACTCGCCTATATTGATATACTGTGTTTTTTTTTACAACATTATTTTTAACCAAATCCCACGTCAATGACCTAGATGTATAATAATATTTTGAAGGGATCTCTGTTTCTCTTTCTAATAAAGATACTATTTGAGCCTTTGGCACACTTGGAAAGTCTAATGTAAATTTAGAATATAGGTCTTTAGATTTCATACAAACAATATATATTCGCTCACGGTGTTGCGGGATGCCGGTAATTTCTGCTGTATCAAGAACCTTAAAGCATAAATAATAGCCACGCTGTGTTAAATTGTTTTTTATTGTTTCAAACGTTTTTCCGTCATCGTGTGATACTAAATTTTTAACATTTTCTAGAATAACATAAGACGGCTTATGAAAATCTATAATGGATAAAATCTTCCAAAATACGTTTGCTCGTTCGTCTTGAAACCCTTCTTGTTTTCCAGCAATACTAAATGGCTGACAAGGAAAACCACCTGTTAAAATAGTATGCGCAGGTAGTGTTTCTGGTTTTATATCATTTAAATTGCCTAGAGTTAGTTTGTGTGTAAAGTTTAAATCATATATTTCTTTAGACCATAACGCGAGATCGTTTGAAAATACACACTCTACTTTTCCTGTTTTTTCAAAAGCATAACTAAATGCTCCTGTTCCAGCAAATAAATCGATCATTTTTAATTTAGGCGAACTGAATGTAGAAGCCATTTTTATATTATTTTGGTTTTGTTCTTATATTATTATTATTTATTTAAAAGAAAAGAACATTTTTGTCAGTGTTGTTTCTACACAAAAAGCTCTATGAATTAATATTGAAGCAGCTATTAATACCAGAAATATTACTAATAAATTACTTTTCAAATAGAGATTTATTACATATGCGAGTAACAATGTTAATAGCGTATCAACAACTGCAATATTAAACAATCTTATTGAATGTACTCCTGTTCCCACCTTTCCAAATATGTCTCTATATTTACATAGTCCCATTTTTTAATAGTATATATTAGCATAATAAAAAAATATTAGATTTAGTTGATTTAGTTGATTTAGTTCATTAAGTTCATTTAGTTCATTTAGTTTATTTAGTTTATTTAGTTTATTTAGTTTATTTAGTTTATTTAGTTTATTTAGTTTATTTAATATTTTGTTATTATATAATAACAAAATATGGCAACAGAAGGGGCACTAAAAGAAGCGCCACCTCGTCTAGTTAAAACAATTTTAGAACAAAATCCTCAAGAATTAAAAGAAACAGTAATTAAAACTATAGATACTAGTAAAAAATTTTATAAAGTAGATGATCACCTAGAAAACCCCTACTTTGTAGAAGTTGAAAACGTTAATGATAGTATGTTGATAGCATGGAATAAACAAGGAACTATTCCACTTATATTTTATAAAGTAGAATTAATATTAGAAAACGGAAACAAATGGTTTATGTTTACTGTTGAAGATGTTAAAAATATACAAAAAAAACTGGGCAATATAGATGGTGTGCTGGCGTCGCCGAAGGAAGCTAAGAATGCAACATTAGATTGGACAACATTAAATGATACAATATTATATAAATTAAGAAACATTATGTATGACTTACACGGATCAATGAGTTTAATTATACCCTCAAAAGATACATTCTACGATTTAAAAAAATTTAAGGAGAAAATCACAAGTATGACGGGCAAAATGAATTACTACCCCGATAACATAAAGGCGTTCCTTGAGTCGGTATTAATATGGGTAGTGGCAGCATTGGTGGTTGCTGCAAGAGACAACAAAGCCTATGCGACTAACCTTTATAATGAGAAGGAAAGATTTTACAGAAATAGACAAAGTGAGTTAAGAAGAATACGGGGCTATGTAGCTAGTGGTTTTAAGATATTAAATGATGAAGATAAAAAGATATATGATGAATTTCTAGACCCCAATATCAGATCACTGTCAGATGAAGAGGTTGATGATATTCTATACAGTCTTCAAGGACGCATGAACAAGGCATCCACAGAAGAAACTAATTTCAAAGATGAATGGAGCCGTGCAAATTCACCATCTGTCTCAGATGCATTAAAAAATGTATTTGATAAAATTGTAGCAATTTCAGCAAATTCCGAATTTAACCCAATCAGCTTAAAAATGGATATTGACGACTTAATATTAATTTTGAGGCCTAAAAACCCATCGACTGGTGGCCGCAGGCGAACAAATAAAAAACGTTCTACAAGACGTAAAAAAAAAAGAGGAAAAAGAAGGCGTAGTTATAGAACCAAACGTTAAATATTTAGTTTATTTTGCGTTATTTTTCAATTAATCTAATAGCTTGGTCGCACGCAATTTGCTCAGCCTTTTTCTTAATTTTATGCTCTGCTTTTGTTAAAAACACTAATAATTTGTCTTGCTTTTCGAGTAGCTCGTGAATTGCTTTAAATGACCCTAATTGTTCATAATTGTGTGCATTAGCAATTTTAGCATTATGAATATTTTGTCCAAAACAAATATAGAGCCCCATTACATATAATTTATCATTGTCGTCGTCGTCGTCCATTTTAGGAGTTTTTAGTTCTACATAGTCTGGTGTAATTTTGAATTCTTTTTGAATAATTACTTGAAGCTTATTTTTATAGTTGTCATCATTATTGATTAAATTAGTCCAATCAACGTGCTTTTCGAATACATTTTCTACAAAAATTTGCGCCATTTGTAGCCCAGGACCGCAATTGAATACATTTGCAAACCACCCATATTCGTCATTAATAGAAATGCGATTAAAGTCTAGGAAAATAGCACCAATAAATGCTTCAAATAAACAGCCCAACTTTTTCAAATTGTTGCGAATATTTTTCTCTTCTGCGTGCCGAGAAATAACATAATATTTGTTTAGTCCCATTTCAAGGGCTACTTTTCCAATATGCTCATTTTTGACTAATGCGATCTTTTTTTCGGTCATAAATCCTTCATCAGCTTTAGGAAAACGCTTATATAAATAATATTTTGTAATAAGTTCTAATACACCATCCCCCAGAAATTCAAGGCGTTCGTTTGATTTTGTTTTAAGTGGCAAACAATTGTCTGGTTTATTTGCAATAATAACATTTGCCATCGAATTTTCTAATTTAGGGCGTTTTGTATAAGATTTGTGAATAAATGCTCGCTTATATAATTCCATATTAAATGGTTTAGTAACAATTCCATATTTTGATAGCAATTCTTGAACATTTGCATTAGTAATTTCTTGATTACTAGTGTTAAAAGGATTGAAAAGGACTTCTTCATTGTATTTCACAACATTAGTTTCATTATCACTATCTGAGCTACTATCTTC